AAGTATCACTATCACTTCTAATTCTACCTGATGATTGTTGAAATGACATATTAGGTATTGTAAGTTCTCCATCAATTGGTTCTGTGATACTTTGTAATTCTTTACATAAATGACCAAGACCAACATATTCATGCCCACCACGTGAATAAAATTTACTCTTTTTATATTCACCACGAACACCATCAATTTTAGGAGAACCAAAGCATGGGTATTTAACTCTATCAGTTTCAAATAATTTTGCCAACATCACATCATGAGTAGGAATTAATCCAGGAAAAGCTTTATTAATAGATTTTACACCCATACCCATCCGTAAGTCTTTATTGAGGATTCTTTTAAATAATTCACTTGATTGAGAAGTCATTCCTTCAGTAATTGAATTTATAGTCATTTGTGCACTATGTCCTGATAGTTCTCTTATTGATAACTTATATAGTATTTGCCAAGTTATATCAACAAATTCCATATCACCCTTCCCTGGTTTTACTTTAGTTAAATAGTAATGAGTAAAAGGATCATATGCTGCTAAAAGAAATAAACTAATATCTGGATATATTTTTAATATTTGGATTTTATTATTACCCCTAGCCTTAGCTATTTCTTCAATAATTTTAAAAGCAAAATCACTTGTCATTTTCTACCTCCTTTCTAAGTTCAACAATTGTTTCACAAAAAATATCAACTAAATTTTTTGAATCAATGACTAATACTTCTTGACCAAAATTTTGAATAAGTCGGATTACTTTTCTTTGCAATGGAGTTGGCCGTTTAAATGGAGCTTTTAATTCTACAAAAGCTATAGTTCCATTAGGAAAGAAACAAATTCTATCAGGAACAGCTCGATTACCAGGAGATGACCATTTATAAGCCTTACCACCAATCTTTTTTACTTGATTAACGAGATACTTTTCAATATCACGTTCAAGAACTTTTGGTTTCTTCTTCATTAATCACTCCTTTACATTTTGCGGTACCGTTTTTCAATCATTCCCTCTGTTTCTAAAGGCAGACCATTTGCCCATTCAGGCATGTGACACATGTATTCACTTACTGTTGCAAGATAATCATCAGGAATAAGTCTAGCAGCTTTACTTACTTCAAGAATAACTTCATCATGAATAGAACCAATAATTTTATATCCTGCTTTATTTAAATTTAACTTACCTTGAGCTAATATATCTCTTGATAATGCTTGAACGATATTCTCAACAAATCTACCAGGAATTATCTTTAATCGTTGCCATTTCTTTGAATATGGATTAATTCCCATTGCAGTTACAACTATACCAAAGGAATCTTCTTCAACTATAGGCTTGTTATAATAAAGATTTCGTCCTGAAGGAATAGTTAATTGTAACCATGGAGTTTTATTCCTATCAAGAATGTACTTAAATGCACAATTAGATACTTTAAATGTTTTACCGCGGTAAGATATAGCATGCATTGCCGCTCCTTTACAAGCATACCATAAACGTACAACTTTATCATATCTTGCTCTCCAAGCATTAACTCCTTCTTGAGCGATTTCTTCAGTTATTGGTGTTCCGTATCCATCCATATATTTCATAAAACCTTTCCAACCTAAGCCATAGCCACATCCAAGAACTAACTGTTTACCCATATATCGCTGTTGATCATCAATTTCTTTGTATGGTTTCTTAAGTAAATATGCCGCCATATCAATATACTGATCAAGACCTTCTCTAAACAACTGAAGAGTTCTTTCATCTTGTGCAACCCAAGCTAAACCACGATTTTCAATTCCTTTATAATCAACTGCACATATTCGTTTTCCTTTTGGAGCACAAATCATTCCTCGAATAATAGATTTAGCTGCATTAATAGGATCATTTTCAATAATAGATAAATCCATGAATTGATCAATAATCGGCTGTGCATCTTTTACTTTTGATCTAGGTAAATTATGTAACTGAAACCCAAGACCAGCCCATCTACCAGTATTTGCACCATAATATCTTAAATTATCATAAATTCTATGATTATGGCACATCTCTTTTAACTTAAGGTATTTTGCTGTAGAAGATCTTCCCAATTCCTGACGAAGCTGGAGTACAGTTTTTATATTATCAGAAAGATCTAAACGTTTAAGAAGTTTTTCTACAGTTGCTGCTTGAAGATTAGGTGTAACAATACCTTTAGACTTTAACCACTTAACAATACGCATGTTTTGGGTAGCTTTAGTTACTGTACCTTCAGTCAATTCAGGTAATAGTTCATTCTGATCTTCTTTATAACAATCAGTGACACCAAGAATTTGTTTAGCTGCATCAATGTCAACTGGAATACCTACATTATTAATCTTAGCAGTTAATTCCCAAATTTCTTGTTCTTTACCTGAAAGAGATGATGCAGGTAAAGCAAGTAACATTTCATACATAGAATTTACATCATCTTTGCAATAATCATAAAATTCCATTAAATCAACATGAGTATATTGAAAAGGAGGTTGAGTGATTTTCTTTATGAGGGCTTTACCACGAGGATTCTTTTTAACATTTAATTCAAGAACTTCACCTGCTTTATCTAAAGATTGAGGGTATGTAAAACGACCACATATTGCCATAACATCAATCCACCAAGAACTATCTATTTTAGAAAAACCATATTTTTCACCAAGAGTATTCCACACATCAATATCAAACTGTGCATTAAAAGCATAAAATCTATGTGAATAAAATACTCTTTCAGTAGCTTTTGTAAATAATGGAGTAGGTTCTCCTGGTTTCCATAATTCTGTAGGCATATTACCTATTTTATATGCCATACAAATTATATCTGCTTCTTTTCCTGCAAGATATTTCCTTCTACCATGTTTTTTTAAATCAACCTCAGATTTAGTTTCAAAGTCGATCCCTATTAGACTCATCAAATACCTCCTTCCAGTATATTATAGCACAATTCTTCTTAGCACAATGTTTAAATTGCAAAGGTGTTATTTTTTGTGCCATACATCTAGGTTGATCTTTCTTTCTATAAAACCATGGACATTTATTTTTGAGTTTATTAAACTCTAGTTTTGTCATTTATCCTCCTCTCTCAGCATATGTTGATCTAAGAGTTCTTGAGTCATACGAAGAATACGTTCATTCCATGTTATAGGCATTGCTACTGTAATAGTAATATTTTTTTCTATAGCTTCTCGTTCTTGTAAAGCTTCTTTTCGCCATTTTTTAAGTAATCTTTTTGATATTGTCATTTTGCCTCCTTATGGGGCTCCGAAGAGCCCCAGTTAGAGTTTATTCTAAATCACCTTGAGGTTCTTCAGGAGTTTCTTCATTAGTCTCTTCACCAGTATAAGTAGCAAAAGCATCTTCAGCTTTCATACGGCCATCTAATCGTTCACCTTCTTTGACCATCATGAGGTTATTGAGACCAACTCCTACACCACGGTTACCTGCTTGATTATATGGGAAGAAATTCACGTCTGCTCTCCCATAACAACCACTATAAAAATCATCAGGATCAAAGATTGGAACAGGTCTGGAATCCTTTTGGGCTTTAACACAACCAGGTTTATTCTTTGATGTAGCATTGATAAAGAAACATCCTTTATACTCAGGACCACGATTACCTTCTTCAAATTCTGCATCACCATCACGAATAGGCAATCTTAAATTTGGCACATTTCCTTTGCCAAACTTATTATTATCAAGTCCTTTTTGAACGGCTATATTAATAGCTGTATGGATTTCTTTAATACCTTCTGTATCTTCTTTTGGAATAAGAATAGACACAGAAAATTTAAGATCACCAGATGGAGTTTCTTTAGGTTCAAATACATTGAGGTAAGAAAATCTTGCTAATGTAGTTATCATTTTGCCTCCTATTCATTTTGTAATATTTCAGCAATTTTGTTTTTGACATGATTTTGCAAACCATTAATGGATTTATCTACTTCTTTTATCAGATTTGCATCATCTTCAACATCTTTTTCAATAGCAATATCTAATCTAATACTTTCATATGGTGCACTTTGACAAGTACGGCCATATGCAACTCTTACACGTCGCTTAGCCATTTTATCACCCCCTTTCTTCTGGTTTATTGTTATAACCACGCTTAATACGATCATAATTTTCCCGAAGTTTCTCTAAAAATACTAATTGAACATCTTCAGGATGTATCCAAGCAGCTTCCATTATGAAT